GAAACGGCGTGGTCGAAAACATGCGGTTCCGCTGACAATCGCCCCGTCCGCGCCGCGCAATGCCCAGCCGGTTGCCGTGCCGAGATCAAGGGCGAGCACGGGATGGGGCAGCACATCGTCAGCCCCCGATTTCAGATCGCTGGCGGGTGTGACGGGTGTGACGGGTCGTTTGGTAACTCCCTTGCGGGCGCGCGTATGCGCGCGCGTAACGGTTATATGGGTATGACCCGTCACATCCGTCGCGGTCTCTGATTTTATTGACATTTTTCAACTCCGATCAAATAAGTCATCATCGCTGTCGCAAACCTTGATCCCCTGGAATCCGCGTGCGTTTCTGGTGTTGCGTTTCTCGAAGCCGCGCGCGCCGAGGTTCTCGGAGAAGCGCTTCATCGACCCGGCGTATTCGCCATTGGCCTCAGCCCAGGACTTCCAGCTGGCAAAGAGTGCGCTTGAGCCAGTCCAATGCGATGGGCCTGTCTCACACCGTTCCTCGATCCAGCGTCCGAGCGCGTCTTCTGCCTCAAAGTAATCCTCGGTCGCCGCCATCACCGCTTCGGGCGGCCGCAACCCCGTCTCCTGCCATTCGAGGCATCCGCGCAGCGCCCAGGCGAGGATGCCGTCCCGTTCCGCCAATAGACGGTCAGGCAGGCGGCGGTCGCGCTTGGCGGGCGGGATCGTCACCGTGAAGGGGATCATGTGAAGCCGTCGACGCATGGCTTCGTCGACATTGCGGATCGAAGGCTTGTGATTGCCAACAATCAACAGCTTGAACTGCGGTATGAACTCGAAGAAATCCTGACGCATGAAGCGGGCGGTGATCTTGTCGCCGCCCGTCAAGGCCTTGAGCTTGCTCTCTGCCCAACGGCTGCCCTGTTCGGTCTCGATCGACGTCACGATCCGCGCGCCGCGCAGCCCCGCCATGTCGGTGGGGTGGCGGTCGCCATAGGTTGCCATGAACATGTCCATCGCCGCGACGGTGGCGTAGTCGCCCATGATTTCCGTCAGGGTGTTGGCGAAGACTGACTTGCCGTTCGCGCCAGTGCCATAGAGGAAGAAGAGCGCATGCTCGGTCGTCACGCCGGTCAGACAATACCCGGCCATCCGGCGCAGATAGGCCTGCAACTCCTTGTCTCCGCCGGTCACTGTATCGAGGAATGCCACCCAGGTCGGGCACGCATCCTTTGTCGATGCCTCCGCGATCTTCGTCATGAAGAGTTCCGGGTCGTGCGGGGCGCTAGCGCCCGTCCGGAGATCGATCACGCCATTCGGCGTATTCAACAGCCAGGGATCACGGTCCCAAATCTCGGTGGTGCAGGCATGACGGCGGTCGCTGCGGGCAAGGCGTTCTACCGCAGAGACGGTCGATGCGGTCGACAGCTTGGTGCGCACGCGCGCTGAAGGCGCTCGAACCGCCGCGTTCCGACACACCTGCCGCGCAAGATCGAAGGCCTGCAATGTCTCTTCGCGCCGCCAGACACTGCCGGTCCAATTGAGCCATTGACCCCAGCCGACAACGTACCGCCAATTCTCGGCATGGGCTGACGCGAATTGCGCCGCCAGCGCGTCTTCGGTGAAACGGACCGGCATGGGCCCGTCACCAGCGTCACCACCACCCGCTTGGCCCATTTCCATGTCGGCATCGTCGATGTCGCCGTTGCGGGTCTGGTCGCGCTTCCACAGGCGTTCGGATTCCGCCCGCAGGCGGTCCTCCGTCCATGGCGGATCAATGCGCGCGAGATTGTACGCCTTGATCTCGTCCCAGGACTCTGCCGGCGTGACATGCCCCTCGCGGCAACGGCGGATCCAGTATCCGATGACCCGCGACAGCGCATCGAAACGTGTTGTCCCGTCCACGCCCCCTTCGCGGACAGGTTTGCCAAAGAGTTCCGGCACCGTGCCACGCGCTTGCGTTGCGCCATTGAAGTCGAGCGGATCGGGCTGCAGCCCCTCCATCGGAGGCATGGCAATAACCGCCTCAATCAGATCGGCGAGATCGTGGTCGACGACTGCATGTGTGAGGACTTCGACAAGGCGGCGCTGCCCGGATTTGGCATATATGGACCCGGCGACCCGAATTGGCTGATGGGCGGAACGAAATGCTGGATCACCGCCGACTTTGGCGGCGATCATTTGCCGGGCGCGGCACACCCGGGCGATGTCATCCTCTTCCGCCGGCTCCGTGAGCCGCCAATAGAGGTGCAACTTGCGGGTACCGTCGGCCGTCACCCCGCCGGATGCCACCACCAGCGTGGCCTTGCCGAGGTGGCGTTCGAGGTGCGCACGCTTGGCCTCGATGTCACCATGATCGAGATCGACGAGCACAACCTGGGTCTGAACAATATGTTCAGCGCGCGCATCGACGGGCGTGGCGACCGTGCCTGGCACCACGAAAAGTGCCATGCCGGCCGAAGCCGCCCATTCCGCCTGCTGCGCAAGACGCCCGGCGAGATCTTCCTCCGTCGGCAGGAACGGCGTATGCGGCGGAGCGTCAGCGCTACCTTTCTCCGCAAGCGCGCGAACCGGAGCGAGATGATCGCAATAGCCGAAGACGACATCCGTGTAGGTCGCGATCATGGCCGGGTCAGGCGCAACCTCAGCCACGGGTTCCACGCTGATATCGCTCATTCCCAGCACCTCGCCTTCCAATCGCAGAAACGGCATTGGAAATGCTCGGAATCTTCCGTGTGTCGGGGCAGGAGTTCGCCGGCATCACAGGCGCGCAGGATTCGAACGGCCTTGTCGCTGGCGGCCTGAGCGCGTTCGGCGTCGAACGGGACCAGCTCGTGCCATATCTCGCAGGTGTCCTTGTTGATTGCGGTGAACAACGCGGACGCTTCCGTCAGCCCCAAATAGGCCTGGTAGAGCGCGATCTGGGCCGCATAAACGGGCTTAGCTTTTACAACGCCCCGTTTCGCAATCTCACGCCAGTTCTTTGCGTTTGCGGACTTGCACTCCCACAAGGCTGGCACCGCCATGCCGTTCGGCGCCGCGACAATGACGCCATCGGCATGCCCCTGAAGGCGTCCACCGGCGGCCTCGAAACCGAACTGGTCGCCATGACGATTGCGGGTTCTGAGATCGAACCCCGCCTTGCGAAGCCATTCGATCGCCAGATCTTCAAGCAGATGCCCAAGGGCGAAAATTCTGAGCGTCTGGCCAGAGAACCCGGCTCCTTCGTCCTTTGGAACCTTGAGATACTCGTATTGCAGCCGACGCTGACAGGCATCACCAAGGCGGCTGCCACCCAGATAGTCCCGGGCCGGCCGCATGGACTGCTCCGCAACGAGGGCGTTGTCGATCAGGACATTCACGCCGTCGGCAAATGTGGGTTTTTTCTCACGGTGATTGAAGTCGAGGAGCGCTGTCATCAGAAGGGCACCTCTGGATCTGGTCTTGGGGCCGTCGCCAACATCCCTTCCTGAAAACCGTCAACTGCGGCTTCGGCGAGCTTGGCGGCCTGATCGGCAGAAAGGTCGTTTAAACGGGTCGACCAGCCGATCTCAGCCATCAATTCGCCCATGAACCTCAGGGCGACCTTCAAGGCTTCTTGTTCGCGCTCATCAGGATCAATCACCGCGCACCTCCATGAGGGGTGCCTGCGACCGGCGAAAAGCGCACGGTACCGCGCCGAGCGCGATCAGAGATGTCGATCATGGGGGAAAGCTCCAGCTGCCACTGTCACATACCGGCAAGCAGCTCCAGCTGTCGGTTGCGGGCCATCGCAAGATTCAGCTCATCACGACCTTGTGTGTCGGTCAGATGGTACCTACTTTATCTGGTTGACGACATTTGGAGAAAAGAGGCCTATGCCAGCATTTAACCCGAGGATTTTTACGAACCCCGACCGTCTCAAGCACATCTCGCCGGCGCGGCTGCAAGAATTCCTCAGGCCCTGGCAGGCCTATTTTCTGAAACGCGGCCTCGACCTCGCCGCGGCATCAATCGACGAGATGCCGCTGGACGAAATCGCAAGCATTCTGCTGAACCCCGACGCGTCGGTTCCTGAGGACATGGTCAACGCCCTCTACTATGTGCACGAGACGGCGACCAACGAAGACATGGAAGAACTGCTGGAGCGGGCAGATGCCGCTGGTATCGCGATCGACACAGACCATGAGGTGACGACGGCCGATGTGTCAGTCCAGATCTGGCTGTCCCAACCGATGCTCCTTCAACGCCAACACGCCGAGACCGTCGCATTCAAGCGGTCGAACTTCATGTATTTCGCTGGCTCCCGGCCGAAGAAGCAGAAGGCGGAACTCCCAACTGTTTCGGATGACGCTGCCAAGGCCATGCAAGACCGGATGGACAACTGGTTCGAGGTAAAACGCCGAGGGCGGAATTGCAAGATTTTTGCCTTTCCTCGGGGCGACAAAGTCTGGCTACTGGTGCGGCACGGCATGCCCATGCGGCGAGAAGGAAAGCACCAGGACGACGGCGAGACCGGTATCGCCTTTTACCGGCCTCAAGAGCATGACGTGCTGATCTACGACAGCAAGAATGACGAGATGGGTGTCAACGCGAGCACCAAAGGCGAGCGCGAATTGTATTTGAGCACCTTCGGAGATGCGCTCTTCGGGAATGAAGACTATTTCGACCTTTCCGACCGCTACACACTCGATCCGCTGCGAGAATTTGGTCCCGAAGCGCTCGTCCACGAAGACATCGACGGCCTTTCAGGCGTCAGACTTGTGGAATTTGGGCGCAGGTGGCCGGGCAAGGTCTCGGAGCTTGAAATCCGCAAGTCGGAAAACCTCTTCAAAGGGTTTGGTGAAAACTGGAAGAAGCGCCTCGAGGGCGGACAGCTCACGCACGCGACATTCAAATTTGCCTTCGATGGGACGAAGCGTGAGCGATCCGTTACGATCCGGCCTGCGAACATCGCGAGATATGAGCGCGAGGAGGACGAACAGATTATCGAAGCCTGGCTGCAAGCGCGCGGATTCTGGGCGGTAGGCGGCGAGGCGGATGACGATGACGACTTCGAAGTTCTGGAAGACGCTGGATGAGCTTGTCGACTCCGCGACTGACCGTCGTGAATGGCAGTCGCGGCTTGGAGATGAGTGGGATCAGCTCTCATCGCTGCTGGCGTCCACCGGACTAATTGCGACCAGTATCGCTTGCCCTTCACCCGGCGGTGATGGCTGTCCGCGCCGCGTCTTCCGACACGATGACGGCAGCATTCGCGCCATCTGTGGCGACCGCCCAAAGGCATGCCGGGATTTGGACCTTTCAAAGGATGACGTCTGCGTAATGCGCCTTGATCGCGGAAAGCTGGCGTCGGTTGTTGCCCGAGCTTTCGGGCTTGCGAATGTCCCCAAACGCTTTGAACAGGCCGATGTCGCAAAAATCGGCACACACGACTTGTTCGCTGGACGCAGTGTGCCCGTGTTCCTTTGGGTGCCGGGCCCGCTGCCTTGCGAAGACATCCAGCCGTTCACGAAGATGATGGCATCACCAGGCCCGAAGGTGCTGTTTGTCCCCACGTCACGATCAGTTCCGGAATTGATCGCGGGTCAGCTAGATCGAGCTCACGTCACGACTTTGGGTCTGGAGGACTGCGTGTCTGTGTCCGGACGAAATTTCAAACCTGTTCAGGCTGTTGAGACGATCTTCGAGGCTGTCCGAGCAGAACTTCAACAGCCCTCCAGTACAGCGACCTCGAACC